TCTTTTGATCTATTCATCAGACCACCAATGTTAGATGTAATATACTTCCTGGTCGAATCTATGTCCGACACAATCTGTGGGTTGTATACTTCATAGAAAAAGAAATTTCGGCGTAATAATTTTAAATTAAGTTTTTTAAAGTAATAGGAAGCTCTTGCAGTATTGCAAAAGATTTCGAGACATCGTGAGCTCAGTAGCTCATGAGTTGACATCTCTGGGAAGTTCCCTGACCCAAAAATGACAGACGCTACCAATAGCGCCTCCGGTCGATATGGTTTCCCGTTTTCCCAGAATGAACCTAAAAAGAAGCATTTATCAACACCAGGTGGACAAACCTCCATCTCTAACTTCATATCAACACCAAAACGTTGTTTGGCTATTTTAAAAAACAAGTCTATATCGATTGGTTCAGACGTTCCAAAAATAACATCATCACCACAAACATTCATTCTAAAATAAAATGTTTTTGGATCCAAACCTTTTCTTTTACAATATGCGTATATTAAAATAAGCATAATAATAACATTACATATACTGTTATCAATACTAGTAAATCCACTACCTGAGACTGTACCGAGACGTCTTCTAATAAAAGGTAAATTGGGATAATACAAAGGTGTTGTTAAGTAAAAGAAATAAAGACTCTTTAAAATTCGGGCTTGGTACGGTGTCAATGGCAAAATGCTCAATATCCACTCAAATGAAATAACAGATAAAACCTGCTGTCTCATCTCGTCCCACTTTTTGTGATCAATTGAATATGTATGTAAATCTTTATACATAAACACCTGCTCACAAATCTGCGCCTGAGTAAGCCCAATACTAATACACGATATTAAACCAAAAGGAATACCGCTTTTTAGAAAAAGCACATACCAATTTTCTTTAGCAGAAATTAAGACATTAACAGCCTCAACAACTCTAATTTTCAAGTCACTTGATCTGATCTGTATACGTGAAAAAGCAACTGAGGGATGACACAATATACTAGAGATCTGAAAAGTCTCATTTTCAAAAGAAATAAACATATTTCTAATCTCGTGAAGCATATCACGTTTTCGAATATGGGGTGTTGGTAAACCCATACTAGCACCTTTCTTTATACTATTGATTACATCATCAATAGTAGGTCTAACAAATTTAATTGTTGATATGTTGTTTGTACCAAACACTAAGAACGTTAAATTTGACATAACGAAACCTAACTCTTCGTGTGATATAC